TTTTTCAATACTTTAATGAATTACCTATGTGGTTTCAAATTTTATTTGTATCTGTTGTTGGTGCTATTTATGGTATAAAAGGCACAGAATTAATTAAAAGAAAATAGTCGCATTTAAAATAACAATCCATTAATATATTTTAATGGACAAGATTAAAGTAGATGCAGTAATTGCAAGTTTAGAACTTCAATTAGAAACAGCAAATAACCCCTATGGTTCATTTGTGTCTTTTCGTTTCGTTGATACATTTCCATATTTTCCTAAAGTCAATCAAATGGTTTCTGAAATTAAAAGAAGAACTGATGTAGATTTAATTGATTATGAATATACTTATACTGGCATTCATGAAGATACTGATTTAACTCATTTAGAAATAACTAGAAATTAATGGGGGATTTCTCCCCCACAATATTATTTTGTTAGTTTTTCGATTGCTAGATTATTAATAGATTGTTGTTTTAAATGATCACAATATGAATGACCATTTTTAGCTTCAACTTTTGAATAAAGATATAATTTCTTTTTATCAGAAAGTTCTTTTTTAACTTTCATATATCTTTCATCATTAGTAGCTTTAACTTTAGCAAGAGAAACAGATAAAGATTCATTAGTCATTTTTTCATTAACGACATAATCAAAAACTTCTTCTGCTTGGTCTTTAACTTCATCATATTCTATTTCAGCTTTTACTAATCGCTTATCTAAAGCATCAACATAAGCTAATATTCTATGAGGGTCAAAAACCTTTGGTCTAACCTCTATATATTTAGGCTCACTACTCATTAACCTAGTTCTTGTTCGTATTGATCTGGGTTAAAATCAGTTGGACTTTCTTTAGCCCATTCTATTTCACTATCTGGAAGTTTATCATCAGTTAGTTCATAACCTTGATAGTTTTGTGGCATAGATTGTGCAATAGGTTTTGGTTTATTATAGCCAGCAGTATTATAAGGTTTAACCATATAAAAAACTATAGCTTGTTCTTTACCATTATTCCATTGAGTAGCTTGACCATCTTGAGTTTTGCTACCCCATTTTCCTACAAATCCAGCTTGAATGTATTTCTGAATTTGTGGAGAATTTAACCATTCATGTATTTGATCTAATCTATATAGCTTTTTAGTTAAGCTACATTGAAATTGAGATTTAGTTGATGATGCTTGGAACTCAAACTTAGGCGATTGTTTTCCTGTGCTATACATCTTGAGAGTTAAACCTGCGAAAGGCAAGTTTTGTTTTTGTGTTTGCATGTTTTTCCTTTTTGTTTCATGTTTTTATTTTTGTTTATGTATTTCCTTTGCTCTGCAAATATGCAATGCTCCTAGAAATGCATTAAACATTTGTTTATTTAAAGGAAGTTCTTTAACTTCAATATTTCCATCAGTTTTTGGTAATCTAATAATTAAACCTTTAGAAATTTTTAGTTTAGTTTCTTCCTCATATGCTTCTTTATATGCATTTAACTGTAATGTGTAGTCAAATGATATATGATTACTTGTTTTAATATCTCCTAAAACAAGCTCACCTTTCTTATTTTTTAAGATAAGGTCAAGAGTACCAGCATAATTGTATTTTTTAGAAAATATTTTTTTTTCTAATTCTACAACTTTATACTCTTGTTGATTCCACCAATCTATAAAATGGTTCCAACAATTTATAACCTTTTTATCTGATTGTTTAGGAATTTTTTTTCCTTTTAGAAAGTCTTCAATCAAACCATGAACAACTGTTCCAACAAGTCCAGCATCTTTTTTAATTTCTTCTGTCTTGTTTTTAGCTTGATCTATTATTCTTTCTAAAGATACTCTATCTAATTGATCTCCAGCATCTAAAAGATTGTTAATAGAGTTTTTTATTTCTCTTATAGGAGTAGAAATTAACCAACCCTGTAATTCTGGTTTTGGAACTCCATTACTACAAATACCAGTAACACTTTCTACTTTTTTACCATTAAATAAATAAAGATGTTTGTCATCATCATAATCTAATGTTAATCCATTTTTTAAATTATATTTAATATACATTTTTACCTTTCTTGTTATTAAAGATGTTACCTAAATAATCGGGTAAATCAAATTGATAATATTGTGATAAACAGAATAGTTTAGAAGCATCTAATTTTATACCTTTTTCAAATTTATAAAGATCATAAATTGAATTAAAATATATTTTATTATCTTCAACTACTGCTTCTGCAGTTCTTTTGTTTTTTAGTCTAATACTTTTAAATTTTAGACCAACTATTTGATTAAATAATTTAGGACTAGGTTTTTTATTGAGTTCAAAAATCATACCTTTAATTAAATAATCTGTTTTTAATTGCTTATTCATATATTATTCCTTTCTAATTTAAAACAGAATGACCACGATTATTTAAACACTTTCTATATAAAGATTCATATTTAGTATCTAAATTTTCGCTAACTGACCAATAAAGAATATTAGAAATAAAACTAGAATTATCTTTAGCAATCATTTTGCAGTGTTGTAAATCATTAGTTATTTCTACAGATTTACTTTCATTAAAGGTTCCACTTTGACCAGCAGAATCAATAACTGGATTATACGCACAAGCTTGTACGAATAGCATTAAACATAGCAGTTTTTTCATATTTCTCCTTTTCTATTTTTAGCTTTTTTTTATATTCTCTATAACTTTTAGCTTCGATTTTTGGCATGATAGTATAGACTTCATCAAAGTAAGGATTGTTGTCTCCGAAACTCCAATGTCTTTTTCTACTTATTTTATCAATAAGTTTTAATCTTATTTCCTTAACTTTGTCCATTTTTTGATTCCTCTATATTTAGTTTATTTAATTGTTTTTGTATTTCTAGTATTTGCATATCTAAAAATTGTTTCATCTCATAACAGCTTTTTATTTTTCCTGATAGTTCTGCTCTTTTAGATAAGTTTCTTATTTCTGGCATTATATTTATTACTGTCATATTATTACTCCGATTATTAAACCTAAAATAAAAGCTATTATAAAAATGACTATTTCAGTCCTATAATATAAACTTTTTATCATAAGTTCTTCTTTCCATTTTTTTGTTATTATAAATTTATTAAACAGTATCATTATTCTACCTCTATAAATTCAACTGTTAATTTTATTTTATGATCAAAATGTTGAATACTATCATTATAACTTTCTAATAATGGTATTAACTTTTTTAAAGTCATGCCTTGTGAATTAAAATGAGCATCAACTTCATGTTTTTTTTCTTTTTTACCATCTTTATATTTATGGTTTAGTGTAACTATGTCTATTTCATCTATGTACATTTTTTCTCCTTATATTATTCTTAATAATTTTAATCTAGTTATATTAACTTTTATATCTTTAACTTCGATTGGTTGATTTATTCTATTATGGCAATCTTGAAAATCCATGTGAGGAAAAAATTTCTTTCCTTTATTTTTTTTATCTAAGTCTTTAGTAATTGATTTAAAGTTTTTATTTTTCATTATTTTACCTCCTTGTTAAATTCAATTTGAGATTGATGGAAAACTGAATATGATCTAAATTCGTTTTCTTTACCTTCTGAAATCATTCTAGAAAGTTTGCAAATAGCTTTAGAACCTTTAATAACTTTTGCTCCTAATTTTCTAGCTTGATTAAAAGTACAAAAACCACCTTCTAACTTTGTAGCTTCTAACTTTTCAAGATTTTTTCCTGAAAATGGTTGTTTAGTATAAATGTTATAATATTTCATTTTTTTTCTCCTTTTTAGTTATTTGTTAATTCTTAATTATTTTTAAATGTATGTAAACAGTTGAGAACGCTTATAAAATAACACTTTTTTAGCGGTATATTTGAAAATTATAGTTATTTGCCTATTTAGCAAAAAATAAAAAAATAGTTAAATATTCTATATATACTTACACTAGAAGTTAAATAGATTGCAATTATGTTTAAATCGGATAAAAAAGAAATTGAGTGTATTCATTTATGCTCCCTTTCTAGTTATAAATGGGGTAAGTTTTTCGATTTTCTTACCCCACAACTCACAGGAAAAACATGGATAAACGATTCAAAATAGCATCTATGCTACTGGCATATCGCTATGCAAAAAAGAAAACTCAAACAGATATTGCAGATATTTTAAAAGTGACTTTTCAGCAAGTTCAGAAATTTGAAAAAGCTGTAAATAAAATTGATGCAATTAAATTGTTAGAATTTTGTGAAGCATTAAATATCCCATTAAATCAATTTCAAATTGGAGATGCCTATCAAATTTTAGATGGTGCAGATATTTCAATACTTACAAAAGAAAAAGCAATGTCAAAAATAGATAAACTAGAGGAGAACTATAATGATAAAAGTAGAAGTAACGAAGATATGGTTGGGCAAAGTATCAGTCCGAGAGCATATTTATAAAAAAGCTTTAAGACAAAAAGAATCATTAGGCATAACTCATGGCAAAGAATATATGTTTATTCCTTATGATAAATTAAAAACTGCTAAGAGTTATACTGATCAAACTTTTACGAGTAAGTATAATGGAAAACAATATAGACTTGTAGATTTTGATTGGAAACCTTATAAAGAAGATAATAGTAATCAGGAGAAACTTTTATGAATGATGATTTTTTAGATATACCTAAAACAGATGAAACTCAACAATCTACTCCAGAAGAACAATATTTTAGTAGATCAAAAAATACTTGGTTATATGTTTCTGATATGTCAGATATGCATGTTCGCCGAGCATTTAAAAGATTATTAAGAATGATTAGACTTGGACAATTAATTGAGCTTTCAGATTATGAGGGTCAAACTAATAAAAATGATATAAAAGTTGAATTAAATGCTATTGAAAATCATATATTAAAAATAAGGGATAAATTAAATGACTAAGAAAGAATGGGAAGAACATTGTAAATGGTTAGATACTTTTAGAGGTAAAACTATTACTTCTTATGATAAAACTGGTAATAAGAAAAAAGCCAAAAAAAATTCTTAGTTATTTAGAATTTAAACTTAATAAGGAGTTAAATTATGAAGATACTTTTGAAAAAGATGCTAAAATTAAAATTGAATATGAAAAATATTTAAGTGAAATGGCAGAGTTAAAAGAAGAACATTTTTTTGTTATAGATAAAAATAGAGTTAAATTACATATGAAAAAAAAAGAAAAAGAACGATTTAACAAATTAAGAGAAATAGGTTGTATAGCTTGTTCTAAATTAGGAAAATTTTCAGAGCCAGTTATTCATCATATAAGAAAGCATACTGGAATAGGTTTAAGACCACCACATGATAAAACGATACCATTGTGTCCTTTACATCATAATATGGGAAATGAATCTATTCATTTAGGTAAATCGAAATTCATTGATCTGTTTGGAACAGAAGATGAACTATTAGAAGAAACAAACCAAAAAATCAAACAACTAGAAAAAGGAGATATATTTTATGGAGAAGGAAACGAATAAATTTCATGCTTTGCAATTATTTACAGATACTTTCACAGCAGAAACAGTACACTTAACTAATAATAAAATTGGCATTTATATAAGATTATTAAGCTTTGCTTGGACTAAAAATGCTAAACCATTTACAACTGAATCAGCATATAGAATTTGTCAATGTATGAATGATCAATGTTGTATTGATGTTTATGAAGTTCTTGAAGAATTTTTTAAGGTCGATCAAGATAACAAAGATAGAAATAAGAAAACTTGGTTTCATAAGCGATTAATACAAGAACATGAATATTTATCTAATAAATACAAGGTTAGAGCAGAAGCTGGTAAAAAAGGGGGTCTAGCAAAACGAGATTTTGCTACTAGCAAAATTATAGCACCTATACCTATACCTAGTCCTATACCTAATAATAAATATGATAGTTCGTTTGAACAGCTTTGGGAAAAACTAGATATAAAACGAGGCTCAAAATGGAAAGCTTTTCAATTAATTAAAAAGCATATTTCAGAAATACCTGATATTGAACAGCTATCTAAAATTTATAATAATCAAATTAAAGGAATAGAAATTCAATTTATTCCTCATTTTGCTACTTGGTTATCTCAAAAAAGATGGGAAATACAAGAAAATGATCAAAAAATAAATCATCTGGCTAATATTATTGAAAGAATGAAGAAACTAGGCTATGAGCATAAAGGTCAAGATGGTAATTTTGAAAAATTTTTTAAAGATGGTAAAACCTATAAAATAGATAAGTATGATGAAAAACATATGCTTCAATTAGAACAGTGATTAAATATAAATCTATAATTGTAAATAAAAAGAAATATTACTTTTATCAAATTAGATGGTTAGATATTTATGGAGATGCTGGACATAGAAATTTTGAAGAACTAACTAATATGAAACCAGCGATAAAATCAACATTTGCTTTTTTATTTAAAAGGAGTAAAAACTATTTAACAACATTTAGTACATATGATGAAAAAGATGAAGAATTTTCAGATTGTAATGTATTTCCTATTGGTACAATTATCGAACTTAAAAAAATAAATATATGAAAATTGAAGAAGTAGATATTAATTCAATTATACCTTATAAAAATAACCCTAGAGATATTTCAACTGAAGCTGTAGAAAAAGTTAAAAATTCTATAGCAGAATTTGGATATAATCAACCTATCGTAATAGATCAAGATAATGTTATAGTTGTCGGTCATACTAGATGGAAAGCATTAAAGAAATTAAATCATAAAACAGCTTTTGTAGTTAAAAGAGATTTTGATAAAAATAAGGCACTTGCTTATCGAATAATGGATAATCGTTCTGGAGAAGAATCAAAATGGGATAAAAAACTTTTAATGTCCGAATTACAAATTTTAAAAGATGATAAATTTGATATGGATTTAACTGGATTTGATAGTTTAGAACTTAAAGATATTTTATTAGATAAAGATTCATTCGAGCCTACTACTTTAGATGATCAAGGAAAATTAGATCAAGACACTAAAGAAATTTGTCAAGAATGTGGTCAAGTTATTAATGGATAAAAAAGGTCTTTTTATAGATTATTGCAGTTATGAAGCTTCTAAATATGCAGTAATGAATTATCATTATTCTAAAGCTATTCCATCTGGAAAATTAGTTAGATTTGGTGTTTGGGAAGATGGTACATTTATAGGTTCTGTAATTTTTGGTTCTGGTGCTAATCCTAACATGAGTAAAATAGTAGATTTAACACCTTATGAGGTTTGTGAACTTGTTAGAGTTGCATTAAATAAACATAATAATCCTGTTTCTAAAATAGTTGCATTTTGTCTTAAAAAACTTAATAAAGACTTTCCTAATATAAAAGCAGTTATTAGTTATGCTGACCCTATGCAAAACCATAAAGGTAAAATATATCAAGCTATGAATTGGATATATCTAGGAGAAACTGCTGGTGCTATACATTTTAAAAAAGATGGTAGATTTTATCATTCAAGAACTGTTAATCAAAAAAATAGAGAAGATGAAAACTTTGATAGAAACGAATTTGAAAGAATTAAAACAAAAAAATACAAATATATCTATTTGTTTGATAAGAAGTTAAAAGAAAAACTTAATGATAAGATTCAAGGTTATATTGCGTAGGCTTTAGAAAGGCTAGATGGTACCCCCATTTAGATAGATGGTGCAATTCCAATCCCTACGCTCCAACACTTGTAAAATATTAAAAAAGGACATAATAATAGAAATATGGCAAGACCAATTAAAAAAGTAGATACTGATACTATACAGAAATTAGCACAAATGCATTGCACTTATGATGAGATTGCAGAATTTTTAGACATATCTACAAA